CCTCTCTCACCGCCAGAATACCCCATAAAGTTCTGAGCATACAAACCTCTATAAACCGCCAGCACGTCAATCTTTTCTCTCACCTCACCGCTCTTATTGATTTTGAATCCGTTTATCTCTACTGTCATGCTGGAATGGAACCGCTTGAGGAATGAATTACAAATCCCTTCTATAATTTTCACCGCTCTGTTAGCAAGATAGGTCTTGAAGCCATTCTTACCCATATAGTAAATCCAATAGTCAATCATAGACATATTATCATTCAACCCCTCCATGTCTTCATTAAGCGACTTCAACTGACTTTCGGTTTCTTTGATTTTCTTCTCTAATTCCTTCACGACCTTAACACGTGAATCACTTTTCTTCAAATCTTCAATCTCTCTCTTTATCCGCTCAATTGACTTTTTATAATACAAGATGTTAAATTTTTCATCCTCTATTTCACGCTTGGTTTTCTTTCTTTTGCTCTCCAACTTTGAACGCTCTCCCTCTACTCTCTCCGCTTCACGGATAGATTCAACGCAGGCAAGCAATTTTGACCGCCTTTTCGCTATCTTATCACGTACATCCTCTAATACCTTCTCAGTTTCCTTAATCGTCTCACGCATTTCATCTACATTCATATCATAATCAGATTCAGGAATAAACTCACTACCGCATTCAGGACACTTAACCGCTCCAGACAATCCGACCTTTAGATGCTGGATGATATGTCCTGCCTCACTCTCCTGCTTTTCTAACTCTTGAATCTTATTACGCAATTTATCTCTCTTTTCTTCCAACTCACTCGTATCTACGTCAACCAACTCAGCGACTTTCTTATCAATACGTTTCAACTCACCTTCCAAACCGACAATATTACTTTCACTACCAGATACCTTGATTTGATTCAATTTTATTTTCTTATCAAGTTCACCTACCTTCTCATCGGTATCATTTTCCGCCAATGCTTCTTCTTTCTGCTCCTTTAACAAATCTAACTTTCCTTCACACTTATCAATCTTGTATTGCAATTCCCTGATACTACCTTCCAACTCCTTCTTATCGGTTTGCAATTTATCAATAATAGGATTCATCATATCAGCGTTGGTAATGCGGTTCAGCACTTCTTTCTTCTCTACATCGCCAGCTGTGAAGAATTGGTATTTGTTATCTTGACTAATAATAAAATATCGTAACAAATCATCCCTGGAAATTCCAATCAAATCTATTATTCTTGCATTCGCCTCATTAACGCTTACAAGTTGAGCATTCTTCTCTCCGTTCTCATACACCTCCACTTTTGTACTCTTGCCGCCCCGATAAAATCTGCGAATAATACCAAGAGTTGAGTTCATAGCATTATTCTCTAACAGCATTTCAACCTCACACTCATCGCTATGACGATTGATAAATACCTCTTTGTCTATATCTCTCAGCGACTTTCCCGTCAAGGCAATTGCTATACCTTCAAACAAGGTACTCTTACCAGCACCATTATTTTCGGAATCGTCATCATCATGATTTTCTCCGAAAATGACTGTACAAACTCCAGGCTTGAATTGATACTTGGTATCTACGTGCGCAAATAGATTTTTGATATGTATGTATTTAGGTGTCCACATGTTACAAATTCTTAATTAAGTTCAAACCAAATTGCATATGCTTTCCTTTAATCTTGTTTTCTGAGCAGAACTTTAGAAAATCTTTCGTCAAACTCCTTTTATCGTAATTCAACGCATCAGCGTCAATAGAGTTATCAATAGCATCTTTTTCCTCTATACTTTCAAACTCGCATTGGAATCCCCTTGCTTGTATATCGGCAAGGTTGACTTTGCAAGCATCTACCTTCTTACCTTGGAAAACGAATCGGATATGGTCATAGGTCTCGCCATCGTACTTTTCAATCAAATTCCTGAGAGTTTCGGAATCATTAACGTCAATGACGTGCTTGATATACTTTGGAAATTTCAACGGAATAAAGTTGAATGTTCCATCGTCATATGCGATTGTACAACCCTTATCCGTGATATTCTCTCCGAAATTATTTTGATAGCATGAGCCAGTGTAATATACGTTTTTACCGACCTTGGAAGCATTATGATAATGCCCTACTAATACCTTGCTATACAATCCAAATAAATCGGAACCAACGCTGCAATTAACTTCACTACCATCGTTGTTCTTAACGCCATTAACCGCTACATGCGTAATAAGAAAAGCAGGAGCATCCCTATCTACATCCCCATCAATATACTGCTCTTCAGTAATCGCTTGAGCATTCGCAAATTCCTTTTTCCATTTTTCCTCTCCGAAATAAGGAACAAATGCAACTGGACAACCTCCAAAGATACAACTTTCTCCACTTCGATGCAACCTCAAATTACGACTACCATCATATACATCAATGTAACTCCTTTCGTCATCTGGGTCAGTCTTATCGTGATTGCCTGGAATAACGTGAAGAATTTTATTCGCCTTTTCACACATCCCGACTATCTCTTGAAATGTTGAAAGACAATCTAATGGTTGACCGCTGCGATTGGTAAATACGTCACCGCCTATCACGATATTATAAATATCATTCTCAACGGCAATGTTAAGCACCTGAGTGAAGATACTTTTTGCTAATTCACCCTTCTGCTTATCAATATGTATATCGTTTATCAAAACGAATATTGGATTTACCTTGCGAATCTTCATTGCTCTTTAGAGTTTTTATTGATTAACTCTGAAAGAAAAGCAAAATGCCTTCTCTTTGCTAAATACTCAAAGTTGTCTTGGTTATTGTATGCCTCTTTTTCAAATGATATGTCTAAATATGTTTGATAAAAGTGTTTTCCTACTTTCCCACTCTCCGCTCTGTACAAAGTAATTAAAGCGAATAGCAAGCGAAATAACCACTCTACAACATACCAAGCATAGAATCCTATAAAAAGTAATTCACGCATTTGGGCTGTATGTATGCTTTCGTGGTTTATTAACCTTTGCGACAAATCTCTCTTTTCTCCACGAACAAAGAGAATGCTAAACAAATTGATAGCAACCCAACCCTTAAACGGAATCACTTTATTAAATACCACTTTCATAATCAATCGTCATCTTCTTCATCTTCCGCATCACCTTCTTCATTATACTTTGCTTTCAAAGCAAGTAAATCCTGCTGCATGCTTTTCTTAATCTTTGCATGCAATACCTTCAAGAACTTATTGCGGTCATGATACAACTGGAAGAACTCTCTTGGCGAACTCCAAGTCAACTTTCCGTTCATGAAACTTACCTTCTTTTTACCTTCAGACTTTAGAATGCCGTGTTCCAAAGCGTAGTCAATATCATCTTGAGATAGTATCACACCCTCTCCTAATAAGATGCGAATTTCAGTTGCTTTACGGCTCCCAAAATCGTTCTTCACAACTTTCACTTTAGAAATCTGAGCAACCTCTTCATCGCCTAACCGCTCCATGCCCTTCGTTGATACCTGAAGACGAATCGTTGGTAAATACTCAATCCACGCTCCGCCAGTACTTTTCTTTGTCGATACACCCATGCCTGTAATCGTATCATAAGTATGGTTCAAGATGATAAAGTGCATGATATTATTATACATCAAAGACAAGATGTACTTTGCGAACTTTTTTGCTTCTTTCGCAAACGCTCCTATTTTTTCATGCTTCAACTCATCAATCGTCTCTCCCTTCGCCATCTTCTTTTCCAGCATCGCTGTATTTTCCTCCATTGTCTCTCTTTCGTTCATAGACAAGGTAGCACCAAGGGAATCCCACATGAAGAAAAATCTTGGCTTTTCTTTCTTCTTACTTTCAGCGAAATCTCTATTCACCTCATCAACTATCTGCTTAACAAGCATGAACATTTCTTCTACAAACGTAACTTTAACAATGAGCACGTTATCCACGTCAACGCCAATTCTACGGGCATAATCTTTGTTATCCCTATTCTCGCTGGACAGTATAACGCAAATGCCTTTATCGCCATTCTCTCGTTGGAAATTAGCCATGGCTTGCAACGACATTGTAGTTTTACCACCTCTACTAACACCAGCAATTTCTATAACACCCTGAGGCAATCCAAACGTACCAAGGTTGAAATCCAGCGTTGGGCTACCAGTATGCACCCAAGACTTCATTGATGAAAATGAATCCTTCTCCGAAAATTTGATGATATTCTCGCTATCAAATTTCTTTACCAATTTATCTATAATTCCCATATTGATTGAGATTAAAAAGCCTGGAGTGAATCCTTGCGAATACGCTCCAGGCTAATAGTTATACAAGATGATTATTTCTTACCAAGTTTCTTGCGAATCTCGTCAAGCGAAATTTTTGACTTCGACTTTTCTTCTTCGTCATCATCGTCGTCATCGTCGTCATCGGAATCGTCACCCTCATCGGAATCCTTCAAGGCTTCACGGATAGCATCACGCAAATCGTCATCGCTCATAGACTTTTTGACGGTGATTTCCAATCCCTTCTCCTTGATGTACTTTTTCAGTTCTGAACGCTCCATGTCGTCAAACTCGTCATCTGAATCGGAATCGTCATCACCTTCGCCATCCTCGTCATCTTCATCATCGTCTCCATCGGAATCGTCATCATCATCCTCTTCTTCCTGCTTAGCAGGTTTCTTGCCGCCCTTCTTCGCAGGCTTTTTCTCTTCTTCATCATCGTCAGAATCGGAATCATCAGAGTCATCGTCATCATCCTCTTCTTCTTTCTCAGCCTTCTTCGACTTTACAACCTTCTTTGCAGGCTTTTTCTTCTTGCCCTCATCCTCGTCATCGCTGCCGTTGGAATCGTACTGGGCACGAATTTCCTCAACCTTCTCAAGCCATTCGTCATCGTCAAACAAACCAATCTCGTTTTCCTCATCGAAAATCTGAAG